TTATTGGTTATCCGCTTTAGAAGCATTGACCTGATCTTCCCATGATGCGATCTCAGATTCCCGCCAGCGCTTAGGGTTGCCGGGAATCGTTGGTTTAGGGAAGGGGCAGGTGAAGCTCGAAGGCATGCGCGCCGGTGTACTCCAAAAGTACAGCGTACTCCGGGAAATTTTGTATCGAGCCAGGATGTCACTGGTAAACAAGATGCCGTCATTCATTATTCTTTACTCCAGGCAAAAAAATGCCCTCGCAATGGAGGGCAAATGGGGGATAACGTGGCAGTGCATTCGCACCCAATAGCCAGCTCATAACTGGCTATCAGTTACGTCATGATGTTGGTGGTTTCGGTAGAGGTATCCAGTGCGTTACATTAATCGGATACCATTCGATGCCGTAGTTTTGCTCATACACCTGAGCGTACCAGCCGTCGCCTTTGGGATGGCATTCGCAGTACTGACCAATATGCAATTCAACGCCAAATTCTGGGCGTGGCCAGATATAGACAAAGTCATCGTCCTCCGGTAATCGCTCACTACAAGGCACCCATTCCATAATATCTCCTCATGCCGCCCGCATAGCGCGGAGGCGTTTTAAGTGTTCTGCTGTTTCGATTTCTTCGGCGATCCGCTCAGCCTGTGCTTTGGTAAGCGGCTCGAATTCATGCTGAAAGCGGCCCATGCTGGCGATACAGGTGCGACCGTTTCTGATGTAGTGGATGACTTCGTTGGTAGCGCGGAGGATTTTGCAGGGCGCCCCGTGGGGATCTGCGTACCAGGTATTAGGCTGGATTATCCTGAACATTGGGCACCACCTTAAATTCGATAACCCAAACCCATGGGTTAGCTTCCCAGTTGTCGGCACCGTAGATGCTCATCCAAAGGTCACGGAAGTTAATGCGATATTCCCATCCGGGAAGAACCCCGCCGGAAGGCGGCGTAATGCCTTCTGACTTTGCATCGTCCTCACTCAGATCTCTAAGTCGCTCAACACGCACGCCGGTAATCTCCAGAGTTAGACGACTGGCCCAGCGCGGCATGTGAATCGAAGGCGTCCAGCGTATTTCATCAGCCGGCGGCACATTCTCGTAATGAGTTGGAAGGTGCTCAGGATAATCCGCGCGATAAAGTTTCAGGTCCGGCGCGCCAGCACCAGCTTCAGCCCACGTTTCGCGCACCCAGATGCGATCGCCGACGGCACCGAACGGGCAGGTGTAGCCTTCATTCTCATCTGCAACGCCAAACACATCTTTCTTTGCAGGCTGCAGGTATCCGTTTTTATCGACCACGCCAGGCGTGTACCAGTGTGCGTTTAAATCCAGATCGTAACCGTTATGCGTTGGGTGGAAGCCATCAGACGGCTGAATTTTCATGATGCGCCGCGTCTGCGTCTTCCGGCCGTCGAGGATGGCGCGCACCATCTCGCCGTTAAAAATCATTCCGCGCTCTTTCACTGGATTCCCCTCTGCTTATTCTTCAGCTCGATGACGGATTGGCAATCCGCGCACGTCTGGCAACCGGGAACGGCAGAGCGCCGCGGCTCGGGAATTGGTTCGTCGCATTCTTCACAACGCTCAGCTGATACGGCGTTACGGTTGAGGCGGTGAGCGGAAAGGGCAGCGTTACGCTGAAGCTCTTCAATCTCTGCTGCGGTGTCTATGATGTCGGCCATGGTCAATGCTCCCGGAACTGTCGGTTAATTCGGTTGAAGGTGAACGCCAGCAATAAAAAAGGCCGACTAAGCGACCTAGTGATTAGTGCCTTCATGCTGCACCGCCTTCATTCTTCTCGGCTTCGACCGCCATCTGCTCAAGCCGTCGCGATAGCTCGGCGGCCAGTTTCTGGAATTCTTCTTCGGTCGCCACCGGGATCGGCACAAAGCGAATCCCTATGTGCGCCAGGTGGTTGGCGATTTCGAGGCTTTTCCTCAAATCAACTGGTGAGGCTCTGTTCATGCGGCGCGATCCTCTTCCTGGAAGATAATTTCCATTTCAAGCTTCTCGGCCAACGCATTCTCCGCTCGGGCACCAGCGGAGTGCTCCCAGCCTTCAAGCATGTAGATAGCATCAGCACAGCGAAGCATAGACAGGCAGATGTCCATGTACTCGGCCTGGGTTAATCCATCTGGTAGACGGGCGGGATTCAGAACAATATGGCCTTTCGACCAGAGATGAAAATGCGCATGGTTAAAAGCGGCGCGGTTAAAATTAGGTAGGCCGCTCATGGGCCCGGCAATATAAACTTTCACGATTCCACTCCGAAGCGGCGATTAAGCCGCCCTGTGTATACGACGAACTCCAGGAGGCTAACTCCCATAGCTTCAATTTTCTTATGATGCTTGTTGATGATGGGAGGCACCGTTTCGTTCCAGTTAGGCTTTGGCTTCTTGCGCATGGCCTGCTGGATTTCTTCGGTGCAGCGGCGGCAGGCGGAGCGGATGGCGTTGTCAGTTTCTGGCGTCATGCAGCCTCCCGGCGGGCGAGAAGTTTCGCCCCGAAAGCCATCAGCTCGTCCCGGTCCACAGTTGCGAAGTGGCAATGCGTTCGGGGGTATGGCCGCCAAATAATCAGGATGGATCCTTTGCTATTTCCCGATACCGGCTTACCGGTGACCGGGTTAATAAATGCCAGCCGCCCGGCGGTGATGAAGCGAACATCGCTGGCGGTCTGGATTGCCTCCTTGAACCAGCCAACCGAAGTGTCAGCTGGGACAAGCATGACCGTGCCGATCTGATTGGCGCTCTCGGCGGCGGCCTTCTTAACAAACGGTGTAATGTCGCTGTATGGCGGGTTCAGCCAGACGTAGCCGGGAATGCTCAGGTAATCAGCCCAGGGCGTTTCCAGCGTGTTCTGCTCGGCGGTGATGAACTTGCGGCAAAGGGCGTTATGCGGGGCCGCGGCGGCATCCAGTTGGAAGCAGAACTCAGCATCAAGGGAGGCGAAGAGGGCGGGTGGAGTGCGCCATAGGTCACGCTGATCCGCTGGGGTGTTGCTGCCGGTGTAATCAGTCATGCCGCCTCCTGCCTTTCCCGATATTCCTCAGCGAGCCGCTGCGCCTTTAATGGATTGCTTACCACTTCACCCCATGGCATTAGCCAGCCGTTACCAATGAAGGGAAGGCACACAGTGCCAACCCTGATGTCGTCGTGAGCGTGAGTCATAGGATGGACTCCATTTCGTCGATGTAGAGGCCCTGAGCAATCAGGCGACTACGGCGGGCGGCACGTTCAATGCACTCCTGCCGTCTACCTTCCTGCGATTGTTCAATGGCGCGCCGGGTGAACAGCCGCGATTTACCCTGTGGCGTAATGACCTTTGGCTTCGTGACCAGGTCGAAAGTCCGGTCGCAGATTCCGTCCTCGTTGATCCATTTCTCAGACTCAACTATCTGCGCTATCTGTCCGGTGCCGCGGGTGATGCCGTTGGCGACCCGGTTAAACTCAATGAGCGTTACGCCAAACTTCTCAGCGATTTCACTACCGGTTACCGGGCGGCCGCGCGTCTGAATCATCCAGATAACGCGCTCACGGAGACCGGAGAATTGCCCGGTTCGCCCGGGCCGACGGTAGAAGGGTGTGCGTTTCATTTCCACTGCTCCCCGAACGTGAAGCCGATCTCCGCCAGCGCCTCGTCCATCTTCTCGATGAACTCCGGCACCATTTCTTTGAAATCGGTCATGTACTGTGGATCCCGCTCAACGACGACGTGGTGAATACCTTCGCGCTTCATGCGCGGGTCGTAGTTGGCAAAGAACCAGGCGTCTTTTCCGGTAACCCACATGCTGTACTGCACCTGGGCCATGTACGCAGACTTGATGGCTTCGAAACCGCCAAGGCGGAACTTCATGAAGTCGCGAGAGGTGAAAGGGCATTTAAGCTCAAGGCCGAACCCGTTACTGCACAGGCCGTCAGGGGAGCACGCGGTGCGCATGCTCTCGTCACGGAACAGGATCGGCGACTCCGTGACTTTCACGTCGGTGGTGAACTCGAAGAGGGTACGAGCGTCTTCCTCGTACTGCTTACCCCAGGCCAGCGCCTTAGCGTTAACCTCTGGCGCTACGCCTGTGCATACCTCGGCGAGCAGCGTGTGGAAGTAGGACATTTTCATATCTGTCCACTTCTTCCCCGATCTTGGCTTGGATATGACGTTGTGTACTTCTGAGGCAGTAATGACACCGAGGCGCAGCCGGTGCCACGCCTCATCGCCCTGTTGGATAGTGGTTACGTCAATGCCGGTCCGAGCTAGGATAATTTTCGGTGTCATAGTTTTACCCTGTATACGTTCTGCTTATTTGAACGGGTGCCATCGTGAAACCATATTGCGCACCTGGTGACTTCTATCCATTTACGCCGCTCAAGCTCGGCGATGAACCATGAAACGCGAGACCTTGAAATGCCTAAAATCTTTGCCATGTCGCGAATGCTGTGCTTTCCGCTTCGCAACAGTGAAAGCAGGGAGGGTGTCATGCTGCCGCCTTAGCTTTTTTCTGAAGGAAGTTGAACCCTTTCTGTGCCTCTTCTTCAGTGAGGTCGGACGCCTCAAGAATTGGCCGTTTGAAGATGTCGCTGCACACTGGGAGGAAGTCTTCCTCCCAGTCTTTATTCAGCGATGTTAAGAGATCGGTGATCGCCTGAAGCGTTTCTTCGCTTGCTGCTGGTGGAAGTGCTTCTGTGGTGCTGCGCGGCGTGACGTCACGGATATCAACGTCCAGTGATTTGCCTTCCATTTCTTCGGCGGTAGGCTGCTGTCCAATCTCAGGCCATGCCTTACGCAACGCCTGAGCTTCCGCGCATTTCGCCAGCTGTCCGTATGGGCGCTTTTTCCACATCGCATTCGGCGCCGTTGTTTCGCGGCCGCCGGTGGCATAGTTTTCAATCCAGTATTCTTTGGCGCTGAACTCGACGATCTCGCCGCTGGGCATGCGCTTGAAAACGGTGTATTTGCACCACTGAGGGAAGGTCACCTCGACACCAGTAAGCGTCTGAGTTACATCGGGCCCGAACTCAGGCTCCCGTGCCCCGGCATAATCGCCAGAGCGGTCTGCCTGAATGCGGTAAAGCCCGATTCCTGGCATGACCACGTCGCGCCAGTCACCTTTACCTGTTTTCGAGTCTTTGACGTACATCGGAACGAGGTGGACAGGTTTGAGCAACGGATCCAGCTGGCGGGCGCGGCAGTAGTCAAGCGCCATCATTACCGATTCGTCTTTGGCGCCAGGGTAGATGCTGTTCTTCAGTGCACTCCAGGTGGAGACGTCGACGCCTATCTCCTGAAGCGACTTCGCTGTGATTGTTAATTCGTTTGCCATCGTTAATCCCCTCAAAAATTAAAACGGGCAGCCGGTACGGTGTTCCCAGTCGTATTCCGCCTGGGCGTAAGCAACTACCGAAATGAAATCGTTGTAGGCCTCGCCAGCTTTATCGCTGCGAAGCCCTTCGTATGGGCTGGAGTCTATCGGGATCGTGAAGTGGAAGAGGCCGGACGGCTCTTTAGGCATCATGTCGATGATTTTCTGCGCCCGGTCGTCGATCCACTTCTCTTTCTCGTCGGTGATCTGCTGCTCAGCCCAGCGCCGATCTTCGATGCGGTCGTAAGTGAGGTATGCGTTCATGGTTGCCTCAGTAATGAATTTTCGCGCAGGGGATCAGGTCATCTTTCAGAGCGGTAAGCACTTCGATAGCCTGCTCGCGGGTTAAGCTGGTTTGGCTGGTGAGCGCGTTAACGATGTTGGTGCCGACCGTCTTGCGGTGCTTAACGTCAGCTTCACGCTTTGCCTGCTCATCGGCGAGGCGCTTCTCTTCGGCCAGGCGGGCATCTTCGGCCTGTTTGGCCTTCAGGCGCTCGGCTTCAACCGCCGCGGCTTTTTCGCGTTCCGCCCGGGCTTCCGCTTCCTGCTTCTCGCGAGCTGCACGCTGTTCCGCTTCGACGCGCTGGCGCTCCGCCAGTTCAGCGCGGGCTTTCTCTTCGGCTTCACGGCGCGCTGCGGCTTCAATCTCCGCTTTGTGCTTCGCTTCGGCATCGCGGCGGGCTTGTTCTGCTGCTTCCTGTTTCAGCCGCTCATCACGTTCACGCTGAGCCTGTTCCGCCAGACGGCGCTGCTCTTCGCGGTCACGGTCAAAATCCTTGTTCATCAGTAGAGCCATTTCGTGGTCCGCTTCGAACTTGGCAGCCAGCTCCTGATCGAACCTGATGTTCATCTCCAGCGCTTCGGCGTGCATCGCGTTCATGGCTTCTTCAGCCTTAATGCGTTCCTGCTCGGCTTCCCATTCGGTGAGTGGGCGGCGGGTCGCATCGCGCAGCTCGTCGCAGGCATCAACGAATCGCTTAATTTCGGCCTCAGCCGGACGCACAGCCTCTTTCAGGCGCTTCAGGTACTCACGGCCCGGCTTTTCGATTGCCGTCTTGCTGCGGGACACCTGCGCTGCCAGAGAGGCAACACGGTCACGGCCTTTCTTCGTGGACAGGTCCGGCACTTCGTTTACAGCCTGGCGGATTTGCTCAAGGTACGCGTCAAGGCCGCCCGCTACGTAAAGCACTGGGGCCTGTTCCGGCTTGATTTCGATGACAGTTAAGTCCGTTACTTCGCTCATGGTTTCTCCTGAAATTTGGATGTGCAGATCCCGCCCGCAGAAGCCAGGCCGATCGGTTTAATAGGATGGTTAGTGCTGGATAGGGTTGCCGTGACCGTCCAGAAGGACGTCAATCACGCAGTCACTGAGGCGGATAATTTCTGCATCGGTGTGCAGGTACACCCATTTGCGCTCCTGAATGACTGCTGAGACGCGATAGGTTCGGCCTTCATGCATTGCCATCATTCCGGGCGTGACGCACTGGCGAATGAGCGGGGTGGTACCGTAGTGGTGCATCATACCTTCACCTCAACCTGTTCCAGGAGGCCAGCCATATGCATCTGCCAGCGGTTAAGCGTCAGCTTTTCACGCGGTGCCGATACGGACGTCAGCTGCCACTCGTTATCGTTGAGCTTTTTGTCGGTGTACTGCTTGCCGTTGTGGGTGACTGTCATGATGCCTCCCGAGCTTTGGCGTTTGCCGCATTGATGGCGTCAATGTTCATCAGGCAGTAGATAGCGCATTCAGCGTCGTAATCACTCAACCCGCCGCTTGCCAGCTTATTAAGTGCGGTGCCAGTTAAACCGATCTTGAAGCAGATAGAGCCGTGTTTAGGGCCATATCCATAGCGATGGTCTTCACGCTGATCGCTCCATTGGGCGTAGTTTTTTGTGCCAAAATAACGCTCGCTCAGACGGTTGAACCCCGACGCAATGTCGTTAATCGCGTCTTCAACACACCCGCGCCGTTCCGTGCTTTGTTTCGGGTCTCCGAAGTTAATGATCGTCATGCCATGCCGAACCATCTCAACCGTTAGGCCTTTATTGGCATAGTTGATACCTTCAGCCACGGCAATCAACTCCTTGCCGATGCGTGAGGTGTCATCAACAAACTTCGCCTTCAACTGAGCCAGCTCGGCTTCAATTGCCATTTTCTTCTTGGTCAATTCGATAAGAGTCATAATTGTCTCCGCGCTTAAGGCCGCGCCGCCGAACGGTTAATACAAGACTTCAACGCATTTATTCAGTGTTTCAATGGGCGGTGGATGGCCGCCGGTTGTCATAACTTGAGCCACTCGTAAATGACCCCAGGTATGAAAAAAGCCGCTGGTTAGGCGGCTCTGTTAATCCATTCTCGTGCGTTGCGTCGGCACATCCATGCCAGCTTTACCCAAAGGTCATGAAACCCATCACCACGCACTGATGCTCGACATTTTTTGCGGTACTGCCTGTAATCTTCACTGCACTCGGCAGCATATTTATCAGTTGTGCTTTGCATGCTCTTACCCTCTGTCGTTACCCGCTGATGCGGGAGAAATTCTTTATCTATCAGCTGCTACAACTCATCACGAATCTGTGAGAGTGTGCTGATCGCCTGGTAATGACCGCGACGCTGCTCTTCTGTTTTGAACGCGCGCATATCGTCTTTTATCGATGCGATTGCCTTATTCAGAACTTCCACTTGCGCTTCTTTAATCGCCTGTTTGCGTGGCTTCTGACGCTTCTTAGGAAGGTCTCTTAAACACGCCGGAATGTATGTCTGAGTCATAAAAAATCCTCTTGTGATTCAGCACAGCCCACTCAGCTTCGAATGGACTGGAATAAATCTTTTTTTCGCTTTGCCATAATTGCCGCTCTCCCTGAGCCCGCCTATGGTCCGACGCATGGTTTACTGTCGCGCCGTTCGACTGACCGAATCTCCACTTCGCCGCTGGCTAACTTCGCTCAGCTGTCGATGTTTCGTTTCGATGGGCTAACAATAGCTAAAGCGATTATTTCAGTCAATCGCCAAAACGATATTTATCATCGATAAAGTGATAATTCATTGAATGTTAAAGCGATATTTTTTTTAAATGAAGTGGAAAAAAGTGATGTTGAAGGCGGTTTGATGGGAGCGAATTGGAGGTAGTAGATGGAGGTATAAAAAAACCGGCTTTCGCCGGTTGGTTAATCAGTTGCAGTTAACTTTCCTGCCTACGAAGATCAAGTCTCCGTACTCGTCATTGGTATTCTTAAACCTAAGAACCTGTCCATTACGGATAAAGGCCCAGTAGAGTTGCTTACCTGTGTATCCGCCATAAGAATTTTTTGCGTTCACGAAAACACACGTTGAGTAACCGTAAACAAAGTTCCTGTTCTCAACCATAACCTCTTTGCGGAGTGGAGAGAAGTCGCTGAATTTCGCGGAATCAGGATCCTTTAAGGCATCCTTGATTGTTTCCTGAACCAGCTCTTTATAGTTCTTTGGCTTTTCACCGACATCGGCTGTTTCAAGATTGATATTTCTAACCTTCTCGGCAAACTCGGCATCATGTTTTTTAGCCTCAGCCATCTTCTGATCGTAATCAGAAGCAATACGGGCATAAGGTGGTTGCGCACACGCGCTGAGCAATGCAGAGGCGATAACTACAGCTGCTAATTTTTTCATCTTCCCATCCCAGAGTAATTACTGTGTAAATTTTGTTATGCGAATCTTTTATAATCGACTGACTGTCTCAGCAGTACTTTAGCCATGACGTAGAACGCGTCCTCATCTTCAGGCTCGACGTACCATTTTTCGTAAATCGGGTTATCGGATATTACTGCCAGCCTGTCTCGCTGCATCTGCAGGCGCTTAACGTGCAGTGTCTTCCCAAATACAAAGACGTATACACCGTCACCATCAAAGTGCGTAACACCGGTATCAACGAAGATCTGATCACCTGGTGAAATAGTGCCGTCCATGCTGTCACCATTAACTGTGATCACTTTGACATGCGCAGCTGGACGATTGCCGAACAAGGCTCGCGCCTGCTCAGTCGTGTATTCAATGGCTCGGATAGTTTCAATGAAATCGCTGGTGACAATGCTGCCCGGCCCAGCGCTGGCTTTAACGTCGAGTACATCCACGCGGTAAATCCCATTCAGTGACGGCTTAACCTGGTATAGCGCAGACGGTTCTCTTGCGCTACTTGAAGCCATTTCCCCTTCACCAGTAGACAGCCACTCCGGCCGCACACCCAGAACAGAGGCAATCTCAACAGTTTTACGGGAGCCGTTCGCTTCCTTGAGTAGCTTATTGACGCTGGACTGAGCCATGCCGACATCTTTGGCTAACCGGCCCTGTGTATATCCAGCATATTTCATTGCCTGCGCCAGGCGCTCCGAGAATCCCATATTCACCTCTGTTAATGACTCCTTTAACTCTATCGCTCAAGCGATTATTTAGCAAAAAATCGCCTATGCGATTGACATTCGCTAAAGTGATAACCATAATCGCTTTAAACTGATAGCTGAGGTGATTATGAAGACCCCAACAGTAGAGAAGAACTCCGCAGTAGAGAAAGCGATTGCCATCGCTGGCAGCCAGAAAGAACTGGCAAAACGTTGCGGTAAAGCCCAGTCCACTATCTGCGACTGGCTTAACGGAAAGAAACGCATCTCCCCAGTTCACGTTCCTGAGCTGGTGAAAGCGGTTGGTGGTGAAATCCAGGCTCATGAATTCCGCCCGGACCTGCCTTCCATCTTTCCACACCCTGACAACCATGCCGCTTAACGGCGGCCCTAACCACGAAAGGGAAAGCAATGCATTCACTTGCGTATCAACAGAGTACCGGACTTGAACAACGTCCGTTGATTTCGATTTATCAAAGTGTTCCGCGTAATAACCGTAAGCTAACTCGAATACGGGAGGCAGTTAAGGCCTGGCAAAAAGCTACGCCGGGCCAGTCTCAGGTTCACATTTCTCAGCTGGTTGCGAAAGAGTGGCTGGCGCGCGGCGGGAAGGGGTTGTTACTGGCAGGTTCTGAACACAACACGAAGCAGAACTTCTTCCGGATGATTAACGATCCGGGCCCGAAGAACGACAAGGGGTTGATGCTACTGATCCCCGTCATTATCGACGTGATGGCGCGGGATAACGAGAAAGTGGCGAGAGAGTTCGGTCTGGTCGCAAAGACTGAGGCCGAACTGATAGCCGAGGCCATGAAAGAGTGCACTGAAGCGCATCAGGCGAAGTTACTTGGTCAGCCGATACAACGCCTTGAGAAAGAGGTGAGAGAAGCTGCTGAAGCACTTCTGCGCTTTCTGCCCACTGAATCAATCGCCGCGGTGGTGACAAGTCTGGCCGCTATGGCGCCGGGAGTTATGTGATGGGAAGTATCAAAAACGGCGAAAGCCAGTCTGCTCGAACAGAACTGGCCTTCAGATGCAAATCGTGTGCACTCATTGCAGGAGGAATAATGGCAAAAAATCCACGCTATTACCATACCGCTGTACATAAAAACATAACCCGCGACCGCTTCATCCGCTCGGTTAACCCGATTGTGGCAGAGAAGATGCGCGCCATCCTGGAAGAACTGAAACGTAAGGAGAGTGGCCGTGGGTAACGTATCCAATTTAGCCGAAGCCAGAGAGGCCAGAAGGCTCCAGAAACCGCGCACGAATGACGGTAAGGGGTTTGCCTTGCTGCACCGTAAAATTATGGATGTGCCGTTCTACAAGGACGCTGAGGCGGCTCATTTATGGGTTCACCTGCTCCTGCGCGCTAATCATGAACAGACACTGGTATCGACTGATGTCGGCGATGTGATCTGCGAGCGCGGAGAGTTCATTACCGGGCGAAACACGCTGGCAATGGAAACGGGTTTGACCGCTGATCGCGTTAAATCACTGCTCCGTAAATTCCAGAACCTGGGCATGATCACCACCAAATCGAACAACCGTTTTACTGTTCTAAAAGTGGTCAAATATGACGAATATCAGTCAAATTTTTGTCCAGCCGATGTCCAGCCAGTGTCCAGCGCAAACGCAGCTATATCAATGCCTGCGGAGGCGGAGTGTCCAGCCGATGTCCAGCCAGTGTCCACAGATAACAATATATTAAATAACTTACTACCTAACGGTAGTAAGTATGTCGCAAATGACCAGAAACCCGCTGAAGAGAAAAAGTCCCGTTTGTCATGCGATGAAGTATGGCAATGCCTGAAAGACGAACTGCCTGAAGCCCGGGGATGGAGATGCCTCACTGATGAGCGACGCAATCTGATCCGCACCTTCTGGGGTAAGGCTAACAAAATTGCCCGCAACCTGGACGGCAAGCCGATGGATATGGACGGTTTCAGAAGCTATCTGCGCTACATCGCTCAGAACTGCCGCTGGATGCTTGAAGACCGACCAGACCAGAAATCCGGGAAGACCTGGCGCCGCATGAAATTCGATAAGTTCCTGACCGAAAAGCTCTACATCGAAGTGCGCGAAGGGGATCGTGATGACCGCTGATTTCATGGCTGTACCACAAAACCTCGAAGCAGAGCAGAGCGTTATCGGTGGCCTGCTGCTGGATGATGACAACAGCGAGCGAGTCCAGAAGGTTCTGGCGATGCTCAAGCCTGAATCGTTCTACAGCCGACCTCACCAGCTGATCTTTGCCGAGATGCGCCAGATGTTCCGCGACAACAAGCCAGTCGATGGTCTGACATTGTTCGACGCGCTCGAAGGCAAAGGGCTCGCGGAGCAGGTAGGTGGCTTTGCTTACCTGGCGGAGATCGCCAAGAACACTCCCAGCGCTGCAAACATCGTGGCATACGCTGCGTCAGTCCGGGAAGCCGCAATGGAGCGCTACGGTATCAGCCGCCTGACCGAAGCTACTGAGCTGCTGTATTCCCGCAATGGCATGAGCGCCACGCAGAAGTACGAGGCCATTCAGGGTATTTTCACCCAGCTCGCAGACCATTCAAAAACCGGTAGTCGCCGTGGGTTGCGGTCGTTCGGCGAGGTTATGGATGACTGGGTAGCAGATCTGGAGAAACGCTTTGACCCTTCAGGCGAACAGCGCGGCATGAGCACCGGCATCCCGTCACTCGACCGGCTGCTGGCGCCGAAAGGTCTGGTTAAAGGCTCTCTGTTCGTGATTGGCGCAAGGCCAAAGATGGGCAAGACAACCCTGTACGGTCAGATGGCGATCAACTGCGCGGTTCGTGAGAAAAAGCCAGCGCTGATGTTCAGCCTCGAAATGCCGGGCGACCAGATCCTCGAAAAACTGGTTGGTCAGAGGTCTGGAGTTAACCCGAGCATTTTTTACATGCCAGCCACGGATGACGCCGATGACCAGTACCAGGGCGATTACGACGGCGACTTTAAGAAGGCGATCGCCACCGCCGGGCGATTGAGTGAAATCGACATGCTGTACATCGACGATACTCCTGGCCTGTCACTGGCGCACATCGTTAGCGAAAGCCGCCGAATCAAGCGCGAGAAGGGCTGCGTAGGAATGATTCTGGTTGACTACCTGACTCTAATGACCGCCGAAAAAGCCGACCGTAATGACCTGGCCTACGGGATGATCACCAAAGGTCTGAAGAATCTCGCCAAAGAGCTTGGCTGCGTCGTCGTGCTGCTGACCCAGCTCAACCGCGAACTGGAGAAGCGAGTGAATAAACGCCCGTTGCCGAGCGATTCCCGCGACACAGGGCAGATTGAGCAGGACTGCGACTACTGGGTTGGTATCCACCGGGAAGGTGCTTTCGATGACAGCGTGCCGCCGGGAGAAACCGAGTTAATCCTGAGACTCAACCGCCACGGCAGCACCGGAACGGTTTATTGCAATCAGATCAACGGGGCAATTTACGACACAGACCAGCAGGCCGCCGCCGCAGAACGCCGCGGGCGCGAGCAGCAGCCGAAAAAGAAAGGGGGCTTCTGATGAAAGGCAAACAGGCAATTCTTCGTTATCTCGAAACGCACCGGACCTTCACTGCGAAGGATGTGGCCACAGAGTGTGGCATGACCATCAACTGCATCACGAAGAACGCTATCGATCTGGAGCGGGCCCGGAAGATTGTGCGCGTGAGCAAGGTCTGGCGAACGGTGACTTATCGCCAGGCGACGCCGGAAGAGCAGGACGGCACCGCGCGCAGCTGCACCAACGGAATATTTCAGGGGTGCCGGAACAGTCCTGCGATGAAGCGAGTATTGATGGTTTGGGGGAGGGAAGGGGTATGAAAATCGAAGATATCAAAAACGTTGCGGTGTTCTTCAATTTTAACGGTAAAACGGTGGCTTTGCGCATGGATCCTGAGCAGAAGCGAATCGTCGCATTAATGGCGCTTAACACGGCTGATGCCCGGGCAGAACTGATTGAGGTGCCGCACATGACTTTACCAGCAGACCCAGCCATGCAGGAGGCCGCCCAATGAGCAACATCAACAAACAGGAGCTGCGTGAAGCGGCGGAGAGAGCAGAATCCGATAGTTGGGGTTATGATCGCGATGAATTCAATGAGGCTCTAACCCCGTCCACCGTGCTGGCACTGCTAGATGAGTTGGAAGCCAAAGATTCCATGATAGCAGCACAACAACATGAGATCCGTACGTTACTGAATGCGCTTGAGGGCAGACCATGCCCTAAATGCAACGACACAGGCATGGCTGATAGTGGCGGTACGCAACCCTGGGGCGAGCCAATAAGCGTTCCATGTGATTGCGCCGCCCCGCCATCGCCGGTAGCTGTGCCTGAAGGATACAGGTTGCAGCCAATTTCTGAATATGACGCAATGTGCGCCGCCATGCTTCAGGGTGCCGAAAACGCCGAGTCGCGCTGCACCATCAAGACCGCGCCAGCACTGGATTCTTTGACAAAAAATGCCGAGTCGCGCTGCGGCAACTCTCCGGTGATTCAGGATGGTTGGGTGCTGGTGCCAGAAGAACCCACCCATGAAATGCTTGAGGCTGGTGATGAACAATTCGGAACTTACGATGTGTATCGCCGGATGATAGCAGCATCACCGCAGCAGAAGTGATCTATAATCCCCTCAAATAACCGAGGGGGTTTTATGTCTAACGAAGAAATGACTCCAGCAGAAAAATATAAAGCTTCAATGAAAAGACATAAAAAGTTCTGGAGTAAATCACAAATTGCAAATGCGAAACGGTTTGATGCTGGAGAGGTTGAATCTGTTGATGGTTTTAGATCTCCTTATGAGACCAGAAAGAAGAGAGGGAGGACTGCTGACTAATGTCTGACTGGAACATTGCAGCAAAGCCGCAGGAAGAACGCGACAAGGTTAATGTTGACCTGGCAGCCTCCGGCGTGGCCTACAAAGAGCGCCTGAATATGCCGGTTATCGCCGAGCAGGTAGCTCGTGAGCAACCAGAGCATCTACGAGAGTATTTCATGGATCGCGTGCGGCACTATCGCGAGCAGAGCGTTGCATTGCCTAAGGCATCTGATCCTCGCTACATTGAAATGACTGAGCAAAATGCAAAATAAATTTTAGGAGATTCAAATGGAAAATAGCATGAGCATCACAACGATTCTTGAAAGAGAAAGGGAGCTTGATGATCTTGTTAAGGTGTGCCTCGATGAGCTTGAGGTGATTGACATCCATGGACAGGTTTACTCAATTCCTCTTTCCCACCTAACGAACGCAGAGCAGGTGGTACATTGGGTCTGGAAGATTGCTGAGAGAGGTGATTTCGCCATGGATGTTGTTCGTAAATTTACTGAAGTTGCGTCCCATCATGTGGGGTTTGACGCTAAAAAATAAATCGCCAAGGACCGATTTAATAGCTATACACATGTTTTACATTCCGCTCGCATCTTAACCAAATCTTTCTTGGTATAATGATTTTTTACAGGCGAATGACGTGTGAGGTCCGGGATTTATGACTTGTGAAGTATGTAACAAACAACCCCTTGGACGAAGGGACCCGCCTCTTCCATGCATGGTCTTGCAAGGCGATAAATCCGTTAACTTCAGCCATCACGGACGCGAAGCAAACGAGCGTTATTACAAATGCTCGGAATGCGGTCATGAGTGGATGAGAGAGACAGGAAATTGCGGCGAAGGCTGGATTCCTTAACTATATATTGTCGCTATTCGCAAATTGATTTTCTCAAATCATCCCGCCATAATTAAGTCGCAGTCGGCCTGAACACCCGATTGTGACTTCTGCGCATTTAAGGGGACTTAAATGCGACCACAATCTGAAATCCTCACCTTGTCACAGATGCAGAAATGCACCTGCGATTTTCTGCATTCTGCGGTTTCCGTTAAGGAGGCCGTATGACTCTTCCAGTAGACGGCATCAAGCTCCATCGCGGCAACTTCGCAGCCATCGGTCAGCAGATTCAGCCCTTGCTTGATGCCGGGCAATGCTTTCGCCTTCAGGTTAAGCCGTGGCGCGAGAAGCGCAGCCTGTCGCAGAACGCTCTCAGCCACATGTGGTACACGGAAATCAGCGAATGCCTCATCACCCGCGGCAAGACCTTCGCTACGCCTGAATGGGTCAAAGACGCGATGAAGCACACCTATCTCGGCTACGAAAGCAAGGACAGGGTAGACGTCGTGTCCGGAGAGGTAACCACGGTCCAATCCCTCCGCCATACGTCAGAGCTGGAAACCGGCGAGATGTACATCTTCCTGTGCAAAGTCGAAGCCTGGGCGATGAATATTGGATGCCACCTGACCATTCCGCAGAGCTGCGAGTACCAGCAGCTGCGCGATAAGCAGGAGGCCTGATGTCTACTCCACTTTCCCGCGTCATCACCAACGAAATCTTCCGCGTTCCGGCGCGCCGCAAGCGTAAGCCAGCGGTTAAGCCGTCCGACATCCCGACTTTCAAGGACTACACCGCCCGCCTGGTCGATCAGAAATGGCTGCGTCTCGCAGCGAGGAGAAAATCCGCATGAGCATGTATCAACGCATTAATGGCGCTGACTGGCGCAATATCTTCGTTGTGGGCGATCTGCATGGGTGCTACACGCTGCTGATGAGTGAGCTCGAAAAAGCTTCGTTCGACCCGGCGCGTGATTTGCTGATCTCGGTTGGAGACCTTGTTGACCGCGGCGCGGAAAACGTCGAGTGCCTGGAGCTGATTACTATGCCGTGGTTCCGGGCTGTGCGAGGAAACCATGAGCAGATGATGATTGATGGGCTATCGGAGTATGGGAACGTCAATCACTGGTTGGCAAATGGTGGCGGCTGGTTCTTCAATCTCGACTATGACAAAGAAGTGCTGGCTAAGGCTCTGGTTCACAAAGCAGCTGAGCTGCCACTCGTCATCGAGCTGGTTACCGCTGAGCGTAAAATCGTTATCTGCCACGCTGACTACCCGCATAACGAATATGCGTTCGATAAGCCCATCCCGAAAGATATGGTCATCTGGAATCGTGAGAGGGTTAGCGACGCACAGGACGGCATAGTATCGACGATAGCCGGTGCTGATCTGTTTATCTTCGGCCACACCCCAGCGCGCCAGCCCCTGAAGTATGCCAACCAGATGTACATCGACACCGGCGCCGTGTTCTGCGGAAACCTCACGCTGGTAAAGGTGCAAGGCGGTGAACATGCGTAAACCATCCCGCCGTAAGTGCAAAGTATGCGGGGAATACTTCGTGCCGAAATTCCACGATATCCGGATCCGCTGGTGCAGCCCGGAGCACGGCGCAATCCTCGCGATGGAAGAACGTCAAAAGGAGAAGGTGAAAGCCGCTGCTAAGCGCATTAAGGAGCAGAAGGAGGCAGAGAAGGCCGGGCGCAAACGCCGCAAGGAGAGGCTGGCAGAGCTACGCCCAGCAGGTTACTACAAAGCGCAGGCTCAGCAGGCATTCAACGCCTACATCCGTGCGCGCGATGCTGATTTGCCATGCATCAGCTGCGGAGAGACCAACCCGCCAGATCTGCATGGCGGCCAATGGGACTGCGGCCACTTCAAAACGGTCGGCGCTAACCCTGAACTGCGCTTTGAAGAGCGCAATGCCCATAAGCAGTGCAAATCCTGTAATGCCGGAGCGGGCAAATATACCGCCAAAGAGGCGACGGTAGCGCAGCAATACGAAGCTGGTCTGGTCGCTCGTTACGGGCAGGAGTACGTGGACTGGCTCAACGGCCCCCACGAAATGACCAACTACCGCCGTGAAGACTTCATTCGGATCCGCGATGAATACCGCGCCAAGCTCAAAGCACTGAAACAGTGGGAGGCCGCATGAACCAAGCCGATTTCCTCCGTTACCAGGCAGAAAGCGTTAAGCGCGCCAGCATGCCGCCAGTAGCAAAGCACAGCCAGACCAAAACCAACCAGCCTCAGAAGGAAGCCGCATAATGAAACTGGAATTAACCAACGACCAGCATCAATGGGTAGACCAGTGGCTCCAGTTGTGGGGCGCATGGTGCCAGACCGGCAAGATTGATAAAGCGATGATCAACATGATTGCCAGATTCATGGCTACCGTCGAGCCCCAGCAAGCATCACGACCGGTATGTAGTGATGATGACGGGATGCTCATTGATGCTGTCATTCGTCACTATCTGAAGAATGTGGATGAAAATGCCTGGCGGGTTGTCTTCGCCTACTACGTTTGTAACTCCAGCGAGATCCGAATTGCATCATGGCAGCATGCAGTAAGTAAGCCTCGCCTGATGAAGACGCGTGGCGGAAATCAGTATAAACACCCAAGCATCTCGACAATCCGTAGAGAGGTGAAGCAAATCATCAATGCCTCACTGTTCTGTTTGTACCAACCGCTGCAAAATGCGTTTAACAATCGCGAAAATGTGAGGAAAATTGCAAAAAATCCTCATAACGCGCTTGCTTTTCAATGAACAAATGAGCAGAATAAATCGTATATGTTGCCGTTGTTGTGTGTGACATGAATGAATGCCAAGCCTCGCCATCGTGCGGGGCTTTTTTATTTGCGGTACGCCGCACACAGAACCCACTACCTGGGACCCTTCGGCCAGAGAGCCGACATTGCCTTACCCTCATCTTCCTGGCTTGTCGCCAGGTTTTTTATTCCAGGCCGCAGACAATCAATTCCAGATGCCACGTAGCTAACGTGTCTGACGGCCTTTCCCCTACTACCACACAGCACCCCGGAACCGGAGGTGTGGAATGCAACGTATGAACCCAACAGATGGACACAATCTGCCTTACTGGTGGTCAACTCTTCTGGGGTTATTTTCCGTTCTCAGTTTACAGGACTACGTCTTTATTCTCGGCGCGCTGGTCTCTGCATACTTCACGATTAAGACCTATTACGCGAAACGGAAAGAAGAGCGTGAACGGCTGGAAGAAGAAAAGAAACGTACACAGTTACTGGCTAAATACCTTGCTGAGGTAAGCGAGAAACCCCACTCCGAACGTCCGGCATCTGCCGAGGTTGTAACGGAGGCAATGCGGAGAATGTCCAGTGGCGAACTTGAAGCTGAGTAAGAAGAGTGGCGCGGCCGGGATCGTTTGTTCAGTGGCTACAATTATCGCAATCGTGATGAATGCGGGCCATGTCAGGACTAACGAGCGCGGGCTGGAGTTAATCGGCAACGCTGAATCTTGCCGACGTGATCCGTATGTGTGCCCGGCAGGTGTGCTTACTGACGGAATGGGTAATACGCATGGCGTAAAGCTCGGAACCGTTAAGTCTGACCAGCAGATCGCAGCCGAGTGGGAGCGCAACATCCTTGATGCTGAGTCCTGTGTTAACCGCTACGGGAATGGCAGAAAGCTATCTGACAATACTTTCTCGGCAGCTGTATCGGTAACGTTTCGTGCTGGCTGCGGAAACATGCGCACCTCCACGATGTTCTCTCTTCTCAGAAGTGGGGATATCACGGCGGCATGCAACCAGTTCCCTCGCTGGGTATGGGGGGGAGGCAAGGTTCTGCCTGGTCTGGTTACTCGTGCCGGAAAAGAAGAAGCGCTCTGCCTGGACGGTGTGAAATGAGCCGGTTAACAGCAATCATCTGTGCTTTCGTTATATGTCTGCTGGTCTCCATGGACTGGGCGATTAACCATTACCGCGAAAACGCCATCACCTACAAAGAACAGCGCGATAAAGCCACTGAGAAACTCAGCCTGGCTAACGCCACCATAAAAGACATGCAGACCCGCCAGCGAGAGGTGGCTGCACTGGATGCCAAATACACCGGAGAACTGGCTGATGCGAAAGAAACCATTGAGCGTCTGCATAGCGATGTCATTGCTGGCCGTAAGCGGCTGCAGCTCAACGCAAACTGTCCCGCGAACGGAACGGCCGGCGCCAGCAGCATGGGCGATGCTTCCGGCCCCCGACTTACTGACTCCGCTGAACGGGATTATTTCACCCTCAGAGAGCGAATCGTCACAGTGACGAAGCAGGTCGGCTATCTGCAGGACTACATCAAAGAGCAATGTATTGAGTGATTTGGCTTTCAATAATTTGGGAATGTGCAATATATTAACCACCAAAACTATATGGAGGTTAATATGTCTGCTTGGGAGTGTCCTTTTTGCGGTAGGTTGGCTGTTTATGATTCAATGCAGAAAAAACGTGATAGCTTCTCAGTTTCTGGGGATACCAAGTTTGGAGTCCTCGTTTTCGAGTCTTTCGTAAACATCTGCCCAAACCCAGAATGCAAAGAATTTACATACATTACAACGATGTCTACAGGAAAATATCAGGCCGGTTACTATATACCTGATGATCTCCTAGAGACGTGGGTTAACAGGCCTAACGGAATTTTTAAACAGTTTCCTGATTATGTGCCGAAGCCGATTTTAGATGACTATAAAGAGGCGGTCTTAATCAAAAACCTTTCACCTAAAGCTTCTGCAACTTTGTCACGCAGGTGTCTTCAAGGAATGATTAGGAGCGTCTGGAATGTTAAGCCCGCGAGACTTGTTGACGAAATAAAAGCCATCGAGGGGCAGATTGAATCGAATGTTTGGAAAGCAATCGATGCCGTAAGGAATATTGGCAACATTGGCGCTCATATGGAAAATGATATCAATATCATTGTTGATGTCGATCCAGACGAAGCTGAGATGCTGATAGGCCTCCTCGAGCTTCTGATTCAAGAGTGGTATGTTGAAAAGCATGAAAGGCAACTACGAATTGACGCCATTACCGCTTTAGCGGCTGAGAAAAAAGCATTAAAACAAACAAAATAAACCGCCTACGGGCGGTTTTTTGTTGCCATCACCATGGGGTAGCCCATCGTAATGGCAATATCCACATAAGCGGATAGAGAGGCCTCAATGTCCGACACCTACCAAATCACTATCACCACTACATCGAAAGATACGTTCACTGGCACGATGAATCGAAGCCAGCCTGAAATCGTTAATGGGTTCGTGGCATTGGCTACCGACACGGGTGAATGGCGTTACTTTCGGCCGGACAGCGTGGAGCAGTTCCACTTTGTACCAGTGTTAGAAGAAAAAGCATCAGAGGACGCTTAGTTGCCGCCCCCTGATGGGATTTGTTACTGATCTACCATTACACTATGAATAGTAAGGCCGTTCTTATCTTTGAAAACCACCGTTAAAGGCAATTCTTTGTCTTGTTCTGGGTTCCCTGTTTTGAGAGAGAGGACATCAATTTTCAATTCATAATTCCCAGTACTGATAAGCATTTTTGCGAAGTCTTCGAGTGTCATTATTCCTCCTGTTAAAACCATATTATCGGGAAGTGGCACATAACCTTTAAGGAAATATATGGCGACCAAACAAAAAACTGGCCGCCCTTCTGATTATTTACCAGAGGTGGCTGCTGACATCTGCTCACTGCTTGCCGATGGGGAAAGCCTGCGCAAAGTTTGTGATCGACCAGGGATGCCTAACAAGGCGACGGTGTTCCGCTGGCTGGCGCAGCATGCAGAGTTTCGCGACCAATACGCGAAAGCCACTGAGACACGCGCTGATGCGATTTTCGAAGATATGTTCGATATTGCTGACGGTGTGAATGAAGAGGCTGCCGCAGTAGCTAAAGCACGTCTTCGCATTGACACGCGAAAATGGGCCCTGGCCCGCATGAACCCGAAGAAGTACGGCGACAAAGTCAGCCAGGAAATCGACCACAAATCATCTGACGGAACCATGACCCCAAAGCCAACAATCATCCAGCTACTACCTGTTGAGCCAAAGCATGAGTAACGCCGTTCAACTGCCGATCCCCGCCAAGCTTGCACCACTGTTCACCGCCGTGAATAAGCGTTACCGGTGCTCTCACGGCGGACGCGGTAGCGCCAAGACGCGCACATTTGCGCTGATGACTGCAGTTAAGGCGTATCAGTCGATGATGAACGGTGAAAGCGGCGTAGTGCTCTGTGCGCGTGAATTCATGAACTCGCTGGAAGAGTCGAGTATGCAGGAGGTGAAACAGGCGATCCTGTCTGTACCGTGGCTGGCTTCCAACTTTGATATCGGCGAGAAGTACATCCGCACCATCGACAAGAGCGTTAACTACGTGTTCTGCGGTCTGCGGCATAACCTCGACAGCATCAAGTCGAAAGCGCGCATCCTGCTGTGCTGGGTTGATGAAGCGGAATCAGTCAGCGAAATTGCCTGGCAGAAGCTGAGCCCGACCGTTCGTGAAGAGGGGTCAGAGATTTGGGTGACGTGGAACCCGGAGCGAGACGGTAGCGCCACGGATAAGCGTTTCCGCAAAGAGGCAGGCGACGACTGCATCACCGTTGAAATGAACTATACGGATAACCCGTGGTTCCCTGATGTGCTGGAAGGCGAGCGACAGAACGATCAGCGCCGCCTCGACCCGGCAACATACGCATGGGTGTGGGAAGGGGCTTATCTCGAAAACTCCGATAAGCAGGTACTGGCCGGGAAATACCGGATTGCTGAGTTCTCGGACCAACTATGGAAAGAGGCCGAACGTCTGTTCTTCGGTGCTGACTTCGGTTTCGCCAAAGACCCTAACACGTTGGTGCGTTCGTTCATCCTGCATAACCGGCTGTACATCGAATACGAGGCATACGGTCAGCAAACTGAGCTCGACCACATGCCAAAGCTGTACGACACGATTCCAGGTGCGCGTGACTGGCCCATTAAAGCCGACTCCGCTCGACCCGAGACGATCAGCTATCTAAAGCGGCAGGGCTTCAACATCTCAGCCGCTGAGAAATGGCAAGGAAGCGTTGAGGACGGGATCGCACACCTTCGCGGATTCGACGAAATCATTATCCATCCGCGCTGCAAGAATGTGGCGCGAGAGGCCCGCATGTGGTCGTACAAAACAGACCGCATTACTGGCGAGGTGCTGCCGAAACTGGCCGACGGCTATGAACACTGCTGGGACGGTATCCGCTACAGCCTAGACGGGCACATTAAGCGTAAAGGCCAGATGGCCGGGATGATGATCCCAAAACGGCTGCGATAATTTGTACGAATACCAAGCGAAGTCATAATTAAACTCCCGCCATATGATTCGGAGGTTTTATGCATAGCTTTGAGCACTTGGTTGCAGAAATAAGAGAAGAGTTAAGGCTTAGAGGGCTTGAGCATTCATCGCTAATTTTTACTAAGCTTGCTCAGCAATACGCCCCTTACTATCAATCATTCGAACCTGAAAGAAAAGAGGCGTTACTGCTAAAGCTTAAGGCGCTTGAGAGAAGCGTGGGGCTACAGAAACCATTTGATTGGGAATCAGCCCTCTCAACGAAAAAAGAATAGGTCGCTCAGGCGGCCTTTTTTATTGCCATAAATCCACCACCGGACAATCCATGAATGACAAATTAACTCTCGCCGTCAACCATGCGTTGAACGATGCGCGGATGGCTCGCGCCCGTATGGGGCTGATGGCGCCTACAATGGGGCTGGACAACAAGCGCCACTCTGCATGGTGCGAGTATGGATTCCCTGAGCAGGTAACCTACGAAAACCTTTATGCCCTGTACCGACGCGGTGGTATTGCCCACGGCGCAGTAGAGAAACTGGTGGGCAAGTGCTGGCAGACTAACCCGGAAATCATCGAGGGTGATCAGGCAGACAAAAAGCGCAAAGAAACCGCCTGGGAGAAAAAGGCCAAACAGGTATTCACCAACCGATTCTGGCGCTCATTCTCTGAGGCCGATCGCCGTCGTCTGGTGGGCCGTTATGCTGGCATCCTTCTGCACGTCCGCGATGAAAAAGACTGGAACCTTCCGGTAACCAAAGGGCGAGGTCTTCAGAAAATATCGGTGGCGTGGGCAGGATCGCTTACGGTGAGCGAGTGGGACACTGGCCTGAACTCGAAGACGTACGGCCAGCCTCAGATGTGGCAGTACGCCGAACGCTTGCCGAATGGTTCAAGTCGCCGCGTCAATATCCACCCCGATCGCGTTTTCATCCTTGGTGATTACTCAGACGATGCTATTGGCTTCCTTGAGCCAGCTTATAACGCCTTTGTAAGCCTGGAGAAGGTAGAGGGTGGATCCGGCGAGTCATTCCTGAAGAACGCCGCGCGCCAGCTTAATGTCAACTTTGAGAAGGAAATCGACTTCAACAATCTTGCGTCACTTTATGGCGTGAGCATTGACGAGTTGCAGGATAAGTTTAACGAAGTTGCCGGGGAAATGAACCGTGGCAACGATGTTTTGATGACAACCCAAGGGGCCACGGTCACACCGCTGGTGACTGCTGTAGCTGATCCTTCAGCGACCTATAACGTCAACCTGCAAACGGCTGCCGCCGGTGTTGATATCCCGACGCGCATTCTGGTTGGTAATCAGCAGGCCGAGCGCTCCAGCACCGAAGACCAGAAATACTTTAATGCTCGTTGTCAGTCGCGACGCGTAGACCTCTCTTTCGAAATAGAGGACTTCTGCGACAAGCTTATCGATCTACAAATCGTAGACTCAGTCAGTCAGAAGGCTGTTATCTGGGATGACCTTAACGAACAGACCGGTACTGAGAAGCTCACTAACGCCAAGACCATGGGCGAAATTAACCAGACCATGCAGGGCAGCGGCGAAGAGCCAGCGTTCAGCCGTGAAGAGATTCGTACAGCTGCGGGTTATGACAATGACGACGAAGAGCCGTTAGGAGAAGAGGATGGCGACGAACAAGACGAAGCCACCAATTCTACCGCGTAACTATCAGGATCCTACCGGAGCCGATGCGCTGGAACGACGGACAATGAAAGACTTCGCCAGGCGGATGAAAAAGATTGGCAAGGCGTACAAATCAGCACTCGACAAAATACCTTCCTCCCTCGCAGTAAACGCCAGATACGAATACCAGTTAAACCCAACGCTACTCTCCATCATCCTGAACGATGCCAGTTACCTGGTGGATCAGGTGCTGCTTGAAGGTGGCGATTATGACCTGTGGTTTTACGAGTACATCGATCTGGCTTCGGAGAAGGGGACCGGGCAGTCATTCTACAACCTCAGCCAGCAGTCGCCGGTGTACGCCGCCGGTCGTGAGTCGCTGGCCTCCATCCTCGCAAGCGACCCTTACCAGCAACGCATGGCGCTGGTGCATGCCCGTGTGTTTGAGGAAATGAAGGGGCTGACGGCTGACGTTAAGCGCGACATGGCGCGCGTGCTGACTGATGGTGTGGGGCGCGGTCTCAATCCGCTGGACATTGCCCGCAACCTCACAGAACAGACCGGCATCGAGAAGCGCCGGGCGAACCGGATAGCGCGCACTGAAGTGACTACCGCGCTGCGCCGGGCCAAGTGGGATGAAGACCAGGAGGCGAATGACCTCTTCGGCCTGAAAACTCTGCTGGTTCACATCTCGGCTCTGTCGCCGACAACGCGACATACCCACGCAGTGCGCCATGCCCACCTCTACACCAACGAAGAGGTGCGTGACTGGTACAGCAAAGATGGCAACTCCATCAACTGCAAATGCAGCCAGCAGTCGGTGCTGGTGGATGCGGACGGCAAGCCGGAATACCCGGACACCATCACGAAACTCAAACAGGAATATAAATCGATGCAGGCGAGCGGTTACGCCTGGGCGGAGAAATAACTCATGAAATTCCAGGTAAACCACGAAGCACAGCGTCCAATCCAGGCACCGAAACATGGTGAGCATATTCAGGTCAACATCACCACAAAGGTGAACAGCCAGTCTATCCGGCGCGAAACATACAACGGGCGTGAGCACCTGGTGCTGCCGAGCTACACACTTCCAGCTAACGTCGTCATGAATGGCGGCTTGTACACGCAAGAGCAAATCGACGCCCACTATAAGGGGCTGGAAGGTACCCTGGCGCCGCTGGGTCACCCTCAGGTTAACGGTCAGTTCGTGTCTGCTTTCTCTCCTGAGGGGATTAACGCAGGCCATATCGGCGCGTGGAACCGCAACGTTAAGAAGTCCGGTAATCGTATCTACCTCGAAAAGTGGGTTGATGTGGCCCGTGCCAGCGAGTCGGAAGGTGGCAGGGAACTGCTTGAGCGTGTCGCTGCCATTGAGCGCGGTGAAAACGTTCCGCCGATTCACACCAGCGTCGCTGCTTTCCTCGACCAGCTTGAACCAAACGAACAGCAACGGGCCACTGGCGCTGAGTGGGTTGCGAAGATTTACAGCATGGATCACGACGCGATCCTGCTGCACGAAGTCGGAGCCGCCACCCCTGAGCAGGGCGTTGGCCTGATGGTAAACGCCGATCTGGCGCAGCCGCTTAAAGCGAACTCCGGCGCGCTGGTGGGTGAATCCTACCGGGAGCGCGAACAGCGTCTTGATCGCGCAGCCAAAGCGAAGTTTGCGGCGGGCGCGGATGAATATGCCTGGGTTGCTGACTTCACTGATTCGCAGGTAGTTATCGTGCGAAATGGCGGCGATGCGCAGGTTTACGGCTATTCCGCTGATGGCGGGAAGATCGCTATCGACGATACCGGCACCGCAGTAGCGCGCCAGGAGTCGTGGGTGGCAGTCGTCGCTAACAAATTCAAAGCTCTATTCACACCGCAGGAACAGCCTGCACCAAACCACAAAACGGAGGGCGACATGCCTTTAACCAAAGAAGAACTGGAACAAATCGGCAGCATGATCGGCCAGGCTGTTGCGACCAATACTGAAGCGGCTATTAAGCCTCTCGCGGAAAAGGTTGATGCGCTGCAGGCCAATCAGAAGCAACTCGCGGAAACCCTGACCGCGAACTCCCGTGCCGAAGAGAAAGCAAAGCGCGAAGCGGTTGCGAAGGCCCATGGCGATATCGTCGCGAACGCTCTGTCAGGCGAAGCTCTGGACGCGATGTTCAAGTCGCTGGGCGAAGCTGCGCCGCTGGGCACCAACAATGCTCAGCAGCACAAAGAAACCGGCGCACCAGCCGCAGACGAACACTTCAAGTAAGGAGCCGGAATAATGCCACGTTATCGTCGCGTTAATATCGACGGTCAGTCTCTGTACAAGACCGAAACCCGCACTACGGCCGCCGCGCTGCTTCCCGGTACTGCGGCAACTATCAACTCATCCGATAAATTCGCTCAGGCCACCGCGCTAACCGGTCGCCTGTACATCATCGATGTTGGTTACCACCAGGGCCTGACCATCACTGAATCAATCCCTGCCGGTGATTCTGCTGTCGGCAACTACGTCGAAGAAGGTCGTGAGCTGGCGCTGCGCTGCCTGCCTGGTGCGTATAAGAAAGACAGTCCGATCAAGCTGGGTACTGCCGGTCAGTTTACCCTGGCAACCGATGATACTGATTCAGTGATCGGCTACAGCCAGGATGAATACACCATCGCGGCCAGCACCACTGACTTCATTCGCGTGCGTATGCGCGTTGGCACTGTCGCCGCAGCTGGCGCGTAACAAAAGGACAAACACATATGTACTTCTCTAAAGAGACGCTGGCGACTAACTCCCGCCTCGGCGGGCACTGGAGCGAACTGTGGGCAAACCGCAACATGTGGAACCTTCAGAACGATTCCATCATCGCGGCTAACCGCGCAATCATGACGCCTGACATGCTGGCATGTAACGCCGTTGGCGGTTTCTCCCGTGACTTCTGGGCTGAGATTGACAATCAGGTGCTGCAACTGCGCGATCAGGAAGTTGGCATGGAAATCGTGAACGACCTGATCGGCGTTCAGACCGTGCTGCCGGTCGGTAAAACCGCCAAGCTGTATAACGTCGTTGGCGACATCGCTGACGACGTGTCAGTAAGCATCGATGGTCAGGCGCCGTTCTCCTTCGATCACACCGACTACGCGAGCGACGGTGACCCGATTCCGGTGTTCACTGCTGGTTACGGTGTTAACTGGCGTCATGCTGCTGGTCTGAACTCTGTTGGCATTGACTTGGTGCTGGACTCGCAGATGGCGAAGATGCGCAAGTTCAACCAGAAGCGCGTTAACTACTACCTGAACGGCGATTCAAAAATTCAGGTTCAGTCCTACCCGGCGCAGGGCATCAAGAACCACCGCAACACCAAGAAGATTAACCTCGGTTCTGGTGCTGGTGGTGCGAACATCGACCTGACAACCGCTGACATGACCGCGATCTTTGCATTCTTCGGTAAAGGCGCATTCGGCACCACCGCACGCACGAACAAAGTCGCCGCCTACGATGTGATGTGGGTTTCCCCGGAAATCTGGGCAAACCTGGCGCAGCCGTACGTGGTGAATGGCGTCGTAAGCGGCACTGTGTTGCAGGCTGTTCTGCCTTTCGCGCCGGTGAAAGAAATCCGCATGAGCTTCGCACTGAGTGGTAACGAGTTTATCGCGTACGTTCGTCGTCGTGACGTGATCTCCCCACTGGTTGGTATGGCTGTCGGCGTTGTTCCGCTGCCGCGCCCACTGCCTAACGTTAACTACAACTTCCAGATTATGTCTGCTGAAGGTCTGCAAATAACCGCAGACGATCAGGGCCTGTCTGGCGTTGTCTACGGCGCTAACCTGGCGTAAGGAAACAGCATGGCTAAATACGAAGTTGTGCGCCCATGGTTCGGCGTGAAGATTGGCGACGTGGTGGAGTTGAAAGAGCTTCACCCGGCGCTGAAGTCTAACGTCCGGCTGATGAAAGGCGAGGCTGGTGGCGAGCTGAAACCTGCAACACCTGATGCCGGTACCGGTGAGAAATCACGCAAAGAGGCTATCCAGGCTCGTTTGACTGAGCTGGGCATCGAGTTCAAAGGCAATCTGGGCGAAGAAAAGCTCAGTGAGCTGTTGCCTGACGGTGAGCTCGAAAAGCTTTTCCCTGCTGAATAACAGCCGCCGCTAAGGCGGTTTTTTTATGCCCCGCTCCGGCGGGGTATTTCACGGAGTCGATAATGGTAACTCTCGAACAGGCGAAGGAGTATCTGGAGAGCCAGGGAATTACCATTCCCGATTTTGTTCTTCAGGCTCTCGTCGACCAGGCCAACAGCATTCAGGAGTGTCTCGATGCGCATTATCCGGCATCGACCTCGCTGTTGATTCAGCTCTATCTGCTGGCGCTTATGGGGCTCGGGCAGGGGGACAAATACATCTCCAGCCAGACGGCTCCAAGCGGGGCGTCCCGCTCTTTCCGGTACCAGTCGTTCACCGACCGCTGGAAAGCATCAGTGAACCTGTTGCGGGGGCTGGATAAGTACGGTTGTGCAACCTCCCTTATTCCTGCCGACCCTACCGCCACCCCGGCATTCGCTGGTATCTGGATCGGTAAGGGCGGCTGCATGTGCGGGGATAAGTGATGACGTATAAATCAGTGACGGAAGGCAAGCCGAAGCCGCTCACTCGCGTATGGGTTGAAACCGACACCCGGCGGGAGACTACCGCCTACGTGAAATCGGACGGCGAGTGGCATATAAACTGCCCGCGCATACGGGCTACTGGCGCGAAGGTGTTGAGGTGGAAAGATGGCTGAACGATACGATGCGCATGCCTTTAAGTGCGAAGACAACTGGTCGCTGTTCATCTGGATGAACGACTCCGGAGTTAAGTTTATTGGCCGCCATGCTGAAACTTACGAGAAAGCCAAAGCTGACTTTCTGGAGCAGGCTGATGCTAAGCGCCTCGCCAGTCAATCAGGCTCGATGCGGCCTCTTGATGATTTCAGAATCGTTGAGAAGGTGGAGGTATTCACTCTATGAGCAGCGTGGCCAACTGGTCTTACACCGCCACGGCGACAATCTGGCGAAAGCTGGAAGGCAATGACGAATACGGCGATCCGCTGGGTTATGCCGAACCTGAGCAAATCCTCTGTGATTACGAGGGCGGGCTCAGCAAGAAGTTAGCCAGCCTGGGCGCTGAAATCGTCGTGAAAAATACCGTCTGGACGGAGTTCGCGCTGGCGGCCGCGGGGGATTACCTGCTGATTGGTGTATCGACTGAAGAAGACCCGGTTGTGGCCGGTGCCGACGAGGTGAGGCAAGTTATTCGCTATGCCGACACGTTCGAGCGCCTGGCGGATGATTACGCCATCCTGACGGGAGTGTAGCCATGGGCATAAAAGTGAAGGGCATCAGCCAGGCGAAGAAGCACCTGAACGATGTCATCAACGACGTTAAGGGCCGTAAGGTAATTCGCGCGTTGCAGTCAGCGATGATGCTTATCGGTACCCGGGCGGCATATTACACCCCGATCGACACCTCTACCTTGGTTAACAGCCAGTTCCGTGAAATCGACGCTGGCGGGGTGCTCATCACCGGGCGCATCGGTTACTCAGCCAACTATGCCGCGTACGTGCACGAGGCGTCAGGCAAGCTGAAAGGCCAGCCGCGCGCGCATTTTGGTGTGACCAGTAACCGGTCTGAGTTCGGCCCGCAGAAACCGAAAGAATTCGGTGGCGGGACAGGAAAGGGCAACTACTGGGATCCGCATGGTGAGCCGCAATTCCTGACCAAAGGCGCAAATGACGAGCGCGATAACGTTGACGCGGTGATGCGCAAGGAGCTTTCGCTATGACACCCATGATGCACGAGCGGGTGCGCAACATGTTCGGCGACGCCGGGCTAACGACCGGCTTCACGGTGCAGCAGTTGATGTACGACGACCCGGGCGACCAGTCGAAGGCGATCATGGTGTTCAGGCCAAACGGTGGTTCGAATATCCGCACTGATCTTGGCTCTGAGTACCACGTCTTGGTCGACGTTGTCGGCGCGAAAGATAAGCGCAGAGACGCGCTCAATGCAGTGCAGCGTATCGTCGATTATGTCCAGGCTAACCCAATGGCTGACGAATGCGTCGGCTACATCCAGAACATGGGCGCAATTCCCGCGCCGGTGCTCACAGAAGAAGGGCGAATAGTCTTCCGACTCCAGTTCGCCTGCACTTACGGCGAATAGCCATCCCAACCAAATAACCCGCTCCGGCGGGTTTTCTTTTATACGTCAAAGAGGAGTTTCACATGGCTAATTGCCAGAACTCGAACGAGCGCCTGTTCGGCGGTGCGGTCGTGCTGGAAGTCGCCGATGGCTGCCCTGACGTCAAGCCACTTGAATCTGAGTGGATGGCGCTGGCGGCTGGTACGTCGAAGGGCTTCGACTTCAACCCGAACTCGGTTACCTCTGATGCAGATGACGGCGGCGGCTATGTCGAGACCATCATCACCAACAGTGACTTCACCCTGAGCTTTGAAGGCGAAGTGCGCAAGAAGGACAAGCTGGATCAGTACGGTGTCGGTAAGTTCATCAAGTATTTTGCTGATGAACTGAAGGCCAAGCGCCAGCCCGGTATCTGGGTGCGCATGGACTACGGCCCGGTCGAATTCATCGGCTACATGAATATCACGGCGCTGAGCTCTGACGGTGGCACGAACGATATCGTCACGTTCTCCACTGAGTTCAAAGTCGGCGACGCTAGCACCATCGAAGTGAACGAAATCACTGCGGTAGCGGTGACTGGCGTGACGGTAACACCGGCAACCAGCACTGGCGCGGCGGGTGGTACCAGCACCTTCACGGTGAATATCGCACCAACCGGCGCAACAAACACAGGCTTCACCGTTGCATCAACTGATCCAGCCAAAGCCACTGCCACAGCATCCGGTACCACCGTCACGGTGAACCGCGTCGCCACCGGCAGCGCGCAGATCATCATCAATACCGAAGACGGCAACTTTGTGGCCGTGCATACGGTTACCGTTACCTAACGGACATTCCAAAGGGCGGCGTGCTGCCCTTGATAATGACCGTTTACTGGAAGGCATATGACCGCTTTAACCGATATTGGCGAACTCTCTATCAGCGACAGCCGCGCAGGCGGTAAAGACTACCTGCTCAGGCCCTCATTCGAGGCTATGACGAGGATCGGCGCTCCAGAGGAGATTGTGCAGGCGTATGCCACCATCCACGGCAAAGACGTCGCACAGCTGGTTGAGGTGTGCGCTGGCATGCTGGGGCGCTTTCCTGAATGGCTATCACCTTCATTCAACCGTGCAGCCGAGAAGCTGTTATCGACGTGCATGCTTGTGCTACAGGCGTGCTGTGAGGACGACCTGACGCCAATGATCGGCGAATGGAAAGGATGGCGGCATTGTGTCGTCTACCGCCCGGGCCAGATGCCTAAGAACGACATTATCGTACTGGCGCAGCACCTCATGCAGCACGGCATCGTCGGAAAGGCAAAGGTTCGCCAGTTGCAGCGCCACGAGACTGGCGAGCGCACTACGGAGTTCAAAGCCTTCGACTACATCAGCGCAGCACGTAGTCACTTTGGAATGAACCGCGCCGAAGCCTCTCAGTTAACGATGACCGAATTTCAGATGCTGCTGGCGGCGAAATACCCCGATCAGAAAGGTTTCACTCGCGATGAGTATGACAGCATCGCCGACGAATACCTGGCTAAACAGGCTGCACGTAGAAAGAAAGCCCAATAAATTGGGCTCTATTTTAGAAAACCAACGTCAAATGCTCTCTACCAATCCGGGCTAAATCACTGACGTTCATTGGTACTCGGCCCCTAACGTCGATTTTAATGTGACCACCGGCATTAGCTACGGTTCTTATTAAGTCAGAAATATTCATTGGAATTGCACAATCGGCAGTAATTTCTATATGAACTCCAGTTCTGGCTATATCACTAATATTCATTGGTAACGGCATAAATCCTCCATTGTTTTAAAAACAGCAATCATTTCAGCACGTTCATTACTTTTCTATTGTGATGAGCCTTAAGATTCAGCGAAATACCATCGTCAGTACTATTTGGAGAATGACATGGCTGGTGAGAAGAACGCCGGTAGCATCGTTTATGAAATCAGCGCTGACGTTGAGCCGCTGCTGCAGGGCGGGAAGCAGGCCATTGATGCTCTGGATAAATTGGATGCGGCAGCTCAGCAGTCCGGCAAGGGAATGGATAACCTCGATCAAAGCACGTCTCAAACCGGATCCGCGTTTACTGAACTGGCTGGTTATGCCAACTCGATGGATAACCAACTGCGCAAGCTTAACACCAATGTGAGCGGGATCGCCCGCGCAATGGAAGAGGCCCGCAGCGGGACCGGTGGCGCCAACAGTGAGTTCAATCGCGCTGAATCCATCATCGAGGCGCTGGGTAACCAACTCGCTGTGCTGGACGAAGCACAGGAGAATGGCGCTCGCAGTGCTGCCGTTCTGGCTGCCCAGTTGCGCGCCGGGTCAAAAGCGACCGATGAAGAGAAGCAGAAGATCGGCGAATTGACCGGCCGACTGTATGACATGAAAACAGGCGTGGAAACCGGAGCGAAAGGAACTGGAGCCTGGAAAAACAGCATGCAACAGGCTGGGTACCAGGTTCAGGACTTTATCATTCAGGTTCAGGGCGGCCAGTCCGCGCTGGTAGCGTTTGCACAGCAGGGCTCTCAACTTGCCGGTGCATTCGGGCCGGGTGGTGCGGTAATTGGTTCTGTTATCGCACTGAGTTCTGTCCTGGCCGGTGTGCTCATCACTTCTCTGAATGGCGGCAAGAACGCCATGGATGCGCTGAAAGACGCAGCCGAGGCGATGGACAAGGTCATTACCATTTCCCAAAATGGCGTGGCCGCTCTGTCTGATAAATACGCATTGCTCGCGAAAACGAATACCGAAGTAGCAACGCTGATGCGTAACCAGGCACTGCTGGAATACAACGAGGCTATCAACAAGATACCGAAGGCGATTAGCGATGCTTCGAGCTCGTTACTTTCCTTCGGCGATAAGGCACTTTCTGCATTTTCCGGTGGTTATGCGTCAGTCGATGGCTTTAACGATCGTCTGGCTACTCTTGAAATCACCACGGATAACTATTCCGAGGCGATGAAGCAGGCATACGGTGCCGGGCAGGCATTCCAGGCGACCGCAAACAGCATTGGCAACACCGTCGGAGCCGTTGCCGACAAGTTCGGGATATCAGAGCAGAAAGCCTTCGAGTTCAGCAAGCAACTTTCCGATATTGCCAAAAACCCAACACCGGAAGCCCTGCAGCGACTTGCTACTGAACTGCAGAACACTCAGAGCTCAACCGAGAAAGGGCAGACTGCGCTCACGGCATTTGTTGGGAAACTGGTTGAGTTATCACGTGAAGCCGTCATTGCTAAAGGTAATGTTGCTGCTCTGAAGCAGGAAACGGATAACCTTACCGCCGGGCAGAAGAACCTTATCAAGCAGTCAGAGCGTAACCTTGCGCTGTCAAAACTGCAGGGTGAGGCTCGCGCCCGACTTCAGGCGCAATATGCCGCTGAAGATGCGGGGTTTGCAAAAGATGATCCGCACGCCAAACAAATGGAAAATGACGCTGCCGCTACGTACAAAAATACGCAGGCGCAGAAGACACTTCAGTCCGAGCAGAAGAAAGGTGCTTCCCAGGCTGATTCTATTGCTCAGAAACTGGCGAACCTGAAACAGCAATCAGAGCTCGCTGCCGACTCAACAAGCAAGCTGAGCCGGGAACAAGCGATCCTGAATGCTCAGCAGTCACTTGGTAAAGGCGCAACGAAGGAGCAGATCGCGCTGGCTGGGCAGTACGCCGCAACAAAATGGGACACTGCTAACGCCATTAAAGCGCAAGCGGCAGCTGAGAAGCTTCTCCCTGAGGCGCGTGAGAATGCCAGTTACAAGCAGGATGTAGAGGATCTGAACACCGCTCTGGCTGCGAAGAAAATCAGTCAGGAGCAGTTCAATCAGACTTCCGAGCGACTGGAGGCAACTCACCAGGCAAACCTCGCCAAAATCCGCGCCCAGCAGGCTGTGACGCCACAGCAGGATGCAGTCGGTGGAGTTGACCCTGTTCAGCAACTTGCTAACGAGAACGCTCGCAAGCTAGCGCTCATTCAGGCATTCGAACAGCAGGGGCTTATCACTCACCAGAATGCGCTCATGCTGCGCGCTACAGCTGACAAGGAGTATGAGCAGGCTCGCATCGCTGCCCAATGGGAGATCTTCCGCAATCAGAGCGCAGGTAATGAAGCACTGGCGGCGTCCTTCGATGCACTGGCCGGTAATGCGTCCAACGCCTTAACCGGCATCATTACCGGGAGCATGTCAGCGTCTGATGCCCTGCGCTCGATCGGGAATACCGTACTGAACAGCCTCATCAACACCTTCGTTCAGATGGGCGTTGAGTGGGTGAAGTCAGCCATCATGGGGCAGACGGCCACCACTGCTGCAGTTGCAGCATCGACCACTGCTCAGGCGGCAGGCATTGCCACTACCACGGCGACGTCTACCGCGGCGGCGGCGGCTACGACAGCGGCCTGGACTCCGGCAGCCATTATGTCATCCATCGCCTCATTCGGTGGTGCGGTGGCGATCGGCATCGGAGCTATGGCTGGCATCCTGGCGCTGTCTGGCAAGCGAAAGAACGGCGGGCCCGTTTCGGCTGGCGGAATGTACCAGGTCGGCGAAGGCGGGATGCCTGAGATTTACCAGGCCAGCACCGGAAAGCAGTACATGATACCGGGCGACAACGGTCGAGTGATCAGCAATAAGGACATGGCTTCAGGAGGTGGTGGCGGGGTGGTAATCAACATCCAGAACTACACGTCATCCTCGGTCGATGCGCAAGCTGGCACGGATGCCAATGGGGGCGTGACCGTCGATGTCATCGTCGCTGACCTGAATAATGGCGGGCCGATTAGCAGCGGTATAACCAGCAACTTCAATGTCAAACGCAAGCCAAGGGGGCAGGGCTGATGCCAATTATAGACTATCCCGACTGGCTGCCGCTGGCGCAGAAGGCCAGCAAAAACATGACTCTCGATACCGGGTTCCAGGCCGATCAGCCAGCGGTCGGCCCGGCCATCTTCGAGAATCAAACCGACGACCTGAAAGTGACCTGGTCGCTGACGTGGATATTCACCCTGGCGCAGGAGCGCGCTTTCCAGCAGTGGCTGCGCAGCCCGAACTATCTCAACCGGGGCCTGAACTGGTTCCGGATGAATATCAACCTGGGCGGCAGTGGCCTCCAGCTGCAGGAGCTTCATTTCACGCAGATGCCGGTGCAAACCAGTATCGACGGCGGGGTGGTGACCTGGACGGGAACCGTTATTGCGAACCACCTCTACAATGCCGACGACGAATTTGACGACATCATTGTTGAACTGCCGCCGCCGTGGGATTCCTGGCTGGATATCGTTGTCACTGGCTATCCGGACGGACGCGATCCTGAATCACTACCGAGGGTGCCGTAATGCCGAGCTTCAGGGAGTATAAGCAGCAGCGGCCGACGCGCGGGCTGTACGACACCATCACGTTCTACCATCCATCCTTTGGCTACGTCCGCCTGGTCGACAAGCAGTTCTTTCCGAAGACGCTCGGCGGCCAGACGTATATGCCAGCGCGCTTTGAAATCGAAGAGAGCCAGCAGAGCGGCACGCCGGTGATCGACGCGACGGTGAAGTTAGGGCGGCTTTCGTCGGACATCAAAGCGCTGATGAAGCAGTGGAAGGGCGCGGCCCGGCTGACGGCCATCACGGCCACAAGGCAGATCTTCGATAGCGGGGACGTGTCTGTGCCGATTAAGTCCTGGCAGTTATACGTCAAGACAGTGGACATCGATGCTGACTCCGCGTCGGTCACTCTGTCCGTCACCAACCCGCTGAACAACAACATCGGAAGGCTCTATGACCCAACGGAATATACCGGCCTGCAGTACCTCTGATTTTGCTCGGAAGGTGATCGGCGTGCCGTGGGCTAACCGGGCCTGCTCGTTCGATAGGGTCGACTGCTGGGGCTTGTGCGTGCTGTATTACCGGCACGTTCTCGGCATTGAACTGCACCAGACGCCGGACTACGAAGCCGGTGAGGACTTCTTCACCTGCTATCAAAGTGATGTCGTTTTCTGGCACCCGGTGGATAAGCCGGTCGAGGGCGGGATATTCGTCGGGTACCGCGGCGCGCAACCGGCGCATGTTGGCCTGGTACTGAACCGGCAGGCGCTGCACTCGCGCGGCGAGAACGGAAGCGTACGCATGGACTCGTTGCTGGTCATTCAGCGGGCATTCACCAAAGTGGAGTTTTTCGAATATGGCGCTGGTTGAGATATCGAATTTTCCAGGAACGCCTAAGCTGCGTTGCAGGGTGCCAAACGGCACCCTTTTTTATGACTGGCTGGCGGCCAATGATGGTAACTTTCACCGCGATCTGCTGATCGTCCGCAACGGCGTAAAGTTGGGCGAAGATGATGAGCTGGCGTTTGAGCTATGCGAACTGGACACCGTCCAGATATTCGACCAGCCGAAGGGCATCATTGGCGACATTCTCAGCCCGATCTTCAAAGTTGTCGGCGCGGTATTCTCTTTCCTTGCGCCAAAGCCGGCGATCGCCAATACAGGCGGCAACACGATTGACTCGCCAAACAATAGCCTGACCGGCCAGACGAATACGGCGCGCGTCTACAAAGCAAAACCGGACATCTACGGACAAATCCGTTCGTTCCCGGACCTGATTCAGGAGTCGCTTTTCGAATACGTGCGCCAGAGCGACACGGATGGCGGCCTGAAGTACGTTACTGAGTGGATGTGCATCGGGATCGGCAAATATGATTACGAGTCTGTGCGTTATTCAGAGTCCAGCCTAGGAAGTATGGCCGGTGCAGAGTTCCAGTTTTACCAGCCGGGTGAAGTGATCCCTACCATCAACGAAGGCTACGGGTTCGACGACGTGGATGGCCAGGAAGTGCCCGGGCAAAACGAATCGGATAATTTCCCGATCGAGACTGCTACGGCTACTACGGTTGTGAGCGGAACTTACTCCGGCGGGCAGATTGCGGTAAAAATTATCAAGCAGGCTGAGTTTGATTACTTCATGGGCCTGGTCCTGCCGCACGCCGTTACTTTTACGATTAACGTCACCTACAGCACGCCAACCGGCAACGTAACGCAGGATGTCGATTTCTCCGGCACGCTGATATCGGCTGTCGAAACAAACGACGGCGCGGTGGTTAACCCGGTCCGGTGGTACACATTCACGATGAGGGATCTAATTGGCCCTCCTGACGTGCCGGCAACGGCGACTATTAACACGACGAAGTTCATCCTTAACGATAACGAAGCGCTAGTGGTAGGCCCGTTCTTCTCGCCGGTCGAATCTGCCCAGTTATGGCTGCACACTCAGGTGCAGCTGGGCGGCAAAAAGTCCGCTGACTGGAAGGTCACGATCTGGAAAATTGACGATTACTACAACCAGGTGCCGGGTACTCAGCAGACGTTCACGTATCATCAGGGGACGCCGCACAAATCATCGAGCGAAGTATTTTACCGTACCGATAAGCTGACGCCGACCGGCGGTTTCGGCAAGTACGCTATTAACTTCCAGCGCACAGATAACTCGAGTGATGCCTCTATCCTGAAGGTTGAGGAGATCCACTCGGTCAACGTCAGAACCAACGTCGTGCATCCAACCGATACGCTGGTGCGCGTGAAGGTAAGGGCGACGGAGAACGCCCTGGGCAGCCGTGACCGCAAGTACAACGCACTGGTGACGCGTCAGACCATCAGTTACAACCTGACGACGCAATCGGTGGATTACACCCTGCGGGCCTCGCGCTCGTTCGCTGATGCAGTGGCGCATACCTGGCTGATTATGGGCGAGCAGCCGGTAAGTAGCATTGACCTGTACGGGCTGTACTCGATTGCCGAAAGTCTGCCGGATGAGCGCCTGGGTTACTTCGACTACACGTTTGACGACGAGAACGATTCGTTGGGCGACAGGGTGCAGGCTATCTGCAATGCGGCCTCTGTCATTGCGTACTGGGACGATGGCGTGCTGACGTTTACTCGCGATCAGAAGGTTGAGTACCCGGCGGCCGTATTCAACCGGGCCAACATGAAGACGGACGAGTACAAAATGACGTACGAGGCCACTCTTCCTGGCGGTTACGACGGCGTGCAGGTGTCCTATGTTCACCCGACCACGAACAACAAGACGTACATCAACTATCGCGTGCTGAACGGCGCCATTGTCGAACAGGAAGCGCAGAACCCGAACAAGCTCGAGATTGTCGGCTTCCGTAACGAGTATCAGGCGCGTGAGCGCGCGCTGCGAGAAACCAAACGCCTGATTTACTCACGCGTGAATATGAACGCAAAAGTGTTCGAGGACGGCATTATCCAGGTCGGTAGCGTCATTCAGATGCCCGACATCTACGACAGCAACCAGCAACAGGGTTACATCACCGGGCGCGCCGGTAATAACTTTGATACCAGCGAGCCGATCACGTTTACCGGTTCGATGTATGTGCTGGTGACAGACAGCCTGGGTAACCCGACGCTGCGCTATCCAGCGGCGGCGCGTGGCGACACGAAGTACGGATTCACCGCGGCTATCCCAAACATTCAGCTCAATATCTGGAACGGAGACACTGTGCAGCTCCCGTCGCGCTATCTCATTGCGACAGAGGAGGAACTGGACAGCCAGCTATGGACGGTCAACAGCATCAAACCGAACACAGATAACACGGTATCTCTGACAGTCGCGGAATACAGCGACGCCATCTACGAATAAGAACCGTCCCCGACAAACCTAACCCGGCCATCGCGCCGGGTTTTTTTATGGAATAAATATGGCCACTACACCTACTAATCTGCCAGTACCTAGCGAATCCCCGCGCGACCTGAAATTTAACGCAGGGAAAATTGATGAGTTCGTGACTTCATTCGCTCTTAGTTATATTGACCGCTTTGGAGATGAACACTACACGATTGAAGGATTAAGATGGCTTGCACAGCGGGCTATAGCTGAATTTGGATGGATACCTATCGGGACATTTCAGAGCGGCGCTGTTATAACTCTACCAAATCAAATATTAAAAGATGAAAATGATGGAGAATACTATAGATGGGATGGGCCGCTTCCTAAAATCGTTTCTCCTAATTCAACACCTGATAGTGCCGGGGGAATAGGTAAAGGCAAATGGATAGGTGTAGGCGATGCCAGCTTACGTAGTGCTATTACTGAGACAACGAAAAAATACACTACATTTACAGACGCCATCAATTCTACTATTGATCTAGTTATCGGGTGCGTTATTACTGGTGGAAGAGTTTCCATCAATGACGGAGGTGGCGGCATATACGTCAGGAACGGAACTGGCACGGCAGGAGATACAGATGGAGGAAGTTACTTTGTTACCCCTGATGGGTCAAGGTTTGACTTAGTATCACCTGCAAATATTTCAACTTTTGGCGGCGTTCCTGGGCATGACTACCGTGCTGCTCTTGACGGTATAAAATCGTATGTTTCAACAAGAGATAAGGTAATTAGAATTAATTCTAAAACTATTGTTAGTATGGTATTTACACCAGAGATTCCTGCTGGATACTGGAATGGATTCATACTTGACGTAGATGATAGCGTGACAATTAATACCGCAAGCGATGAAGCTGTCAAATCACCATTGGTAAAACTTGTCAGACCTGTAAAATTCTTTTTTACTGGTAATAGCACCAGTTATTTATTACGTTCAAGTGTTGGAATTACAAAAGGTGAATATACACCACTTGTTCCAGGTACATTACCAACTCCGCCGATCATAAAAAATGCAAACTACACAGATAATAAAACGTTATTTTGTGATATTCAGGATAAAGAAACTCCGGTCTTGACGGTTTTTACCTCTGGATGGTCTTTTCTGTCAGGTGTATGGCCTATGGGTGTTGTTGCGGATACACCTGCAGCGTCACTGGCTGGGGATGCAGTATCAATTCCAGCCCCTACAGGGAATCTTGTTTTTGCTGCATACAGCAGAGTGAAGCCGTGCTCTGAATATTTCTTGTCGATGTATGAGGGTGACAACACCGGTGGTCTGCCATGCGTTGTGGTTGAAGCTGAAAGTATGCGTTGGATCTATTACGAGGATCATTTTGGACATGGTAATTTAATTGAGGGAACAATTGGCGGAGCATACTCTACAAAAAGCATTGCATATGCTGGATCTGATACTCATGCTTCACAATGGCTAAAAAACAGTATTGCATCCGTTCGTGTTGATACGCTTAAGTCATTCACTATCCTGGTTAACGGGATAGAGCGAGTTACAATTCGTCAAACCGGGAGAATCATTGGTCGTGTAGGATTTGGATCACTTGGCGATGGCGGTAAGTATATGTCTGTCTTCTATCCATACATTATCGAAAATCGACAATACCGCTCTGCAAAACCGATAAATATCGCTGTTGTAGGCGATTCAATCACTGATGCCTCTATGGGAAATGGATGGGTACAGTTCGCGCAACAAGCACTAGAAGGAACTCACGGCATTCGCGTTGGACGTATGCAGACAATTGCAATAAATGGGTATGCATCAGGAGATATCGCTAATATATTTAATGTCACATCGTTGGATGATATCGATGTAGTGCTTTTCCAAATCGGAGTGAATGATATTCAAAGGCAATCCGGACGAGAGGCATTACGAAATAACGTTAAGCAGATGATGCTGACTGCAAATAACCTTGGGATTCCCTGCATTGTATCTTTGCCTACACAGTTCTATACCAGAGATCAGAGTGTTACGTTAACCGGGGTTGCTGGTTATGGACAGCCTTCGGCAAATTACGAGCTTGGGGCGCTTTACAGGGCGATACTTGCCAGCACAGTAGCTGTTCGTAATACAGAGGTTAATCAGCCGCTTAATGCCCTGAATACTGGTTCTCTTGACGATCTCGGACCAATCGTAGCCGAATATCTCCTGACAAATCAGGACCCTGTTGTTATGGACAACATTCACCCGACCACATACGGAAGAATTCTTCTCGGCTTGTCAAATGCCAGAGCTATTGCATCACATATGTTCGGTAGACGTAATGATCCTATAATTAACCACTGGATGCCAGGTGCGTGGGGGGCAAATAACTGGTCAGTAACTTCACTGGTTCGTGCTGCTGTAACATCATATCCCGATGGTAAAATTGCATTAACTGGCACTATCGCTAACATCGGAACAGGTATAACCGCCGACGGTACGACAGTATGCAACCTTCCGTTGAGCATCTCGCCAGTTAGGAAAATGGCATTTTCTGTTACAAAACTTGATGCAAGTGGCCTCCCTATTGGACAGGGTAATATTGTTATTGATACAAATGGAACTGTTAAAATATACGGATTTCAAACGGGGAATGTGTCACTAGACGGGGTGTTATATTGAAGGTAAGGGGTGATAAAACACCCCTATTTTATTGCACTAAATAAAACGCCTTGTAAATTTTGCTATTTTTTTCTCAATCAACGAGTGAACTAAGCACCCTGTAATAATGCTAAATAACACATAAAAAGCAAGGTACATAAATACACTGGTATGCAGATGTAGTTCCAGTCGCTCCCACCAGTGCGCAAGCAATGATGTAAATAAGCCATGTATGAGGTATATGCAGTACGAAGCATTACCTAAGTAAACTAATATATTCGGAGTCTTTACTTTACCCTCAAGGCTAATTGTTGCCCATACGATGTAAAAAGAAAACGCTCCCCATATAAGAGGTCTGTGCCATAAGTTCCCTACATACGTAGTTATTAAATATTTTTCAAGGATATAAAATAAAGGCAACGAACAAATCAATATAGCAGTAGCAAGTTTGGCGTTAAGAAATATTTTTGATATGTACAGTCTGTACATAAACATACCCAAAGCAAACTCAATCATTACTGGCTGAGAGATTACCTCAATTGGAGGGAAATACGCTTTAATAAAATTTGCGGCATGCTCGTTTTTAACTAAAATGTTACAAACGATAACTATTGTCACAAATGAAATTTCTATTTTCTCTATTTTTGAAACGCCAATTGCAATAAAAATAGCGAAGATAGCATAAAAGAAAAATTCAAACTGAAGAGTCCACCCAACACCTAGTATTGGTCCCTTATCCCAATGGGTGAACGTTATGCTCCTAAAAAAATACACTAAATCTATTTTATCAGATGGAAACCAAAAAAGTAACGGTCTTGCTGGGGAGGTGATTTGGTATGAAACCAAATAAGAGACATAAACAGCACATGCCGTAAGGATAATATATAAAGGAAGTATCCTAACCAATCTTCTTAAAAAGAACTTTGCCGCTGAAATATTAAATGGCCCATCAGCTTTTTTACCTCCATAAGCAATAAAAGGCATTATAAACCCACTAATTATAAAAAATATATCAACACCTATACCACCAAGGCCTGACATCCTTATTCCATACATTACAATCTCAGAATGTGCAATGACGACAATCAATGCGGCAAAGAAGCGCAATACCTGTATGTTATAAATTGTTTGTTTGTTATCCATTTTTTAATAATTGGTAATTACGTGCTTAAGGTTCCAAAAGATTCCAGTTATTCACTGGGGCTGTAAGATTTTAACATCAATGCTTGATGGTTGACACACTGAATGCAGTTTAATATTTAATAACAACAAAATAATAACCAACTGTAATTAGCATGCTATAAATAACGTTGAAGATTACATCTCATGCTTCTATATCGCAGTAAAGTCAACATAGATTAACTTCTGCTTTTCCATCCACAACTTTATCTCAAGCTACAACAACAAGTTGCATGCTAACTATTTCACGGTACTTGATGTGCGCTCTGTAAGAGTAGTACTGTATGTATAAACAGTATTTATGGGAGTGCAAATCATGGAGTCCCAATTCCCCGCAGCAGATTATGCAGTAGAGCGTATCTCACTGGACGGCAGGATCATTACAAGCCCAGCGTCGACATATTTGATGCTGGCAGCAGAGACTATCTGGCGCGCAGGCATTATGAAAGATGCAATGCTTGTCGTGGACAGCGCTGTACATCCCATTGATGGTTCTATTATCGTATGCCAGTTCAACGGTGAACTTCGTCTTAAGCGCTTGAGGTTAGCTCCTGCTCGATGCCTTGAAGATCTTAACTATCCAGACCGGCATCAGATGCTGACGTCTGAAACTCTCATTATGGGAGTTGTGACATATATCATCAACGATGCCCGTAGTGGTGAGTTTGACGACAGCCCGGTGATCTGATGTTTGCCCTGGTTGATGTAAATTCATTTTATGCGAGTTGTGAGACGGTATTCAGGCCTGACCTGAAAGGAAAACCGGTTGTTGTGCTGTCGAATAACGATGGCTGCGTGATTGCGCGCTCTGCTGAAGCGAAACTGCTCGGCGTCAAAATGGGTGACCCGTACTTCAAACAGAAAGACCTGTTCACGCGGTGCGGAGTTGTCTGCTTCAGCAGCAATTACGAGCTCTATGCGGACATGTCCAACCGGGTGATGACAACGCTCGAAGAGATGTCGCCGCGCTGCGAAATATACTCAATAGACGAGGCTTTCTGTGACCTTACCGGGGTTCGTAATTGCAGAGTTCTGGAAGACTTTGGACAGGAACTAAAGGACGCTGTATACCGTAACACGCGGCTTGCTGTCGGCGTTGGGATAGGGCAGACAAAGACACTGGCGAAACTGGCAAATCATGCTGCAAAACGATGGCAGCACAAGACAGGTGGAGTTGTTGACCTGTCTAACGTCGAGCGTCAGCGCAAACTGATGGCAGCACTTCCTGTTGATGAGACATGGGGAGTGGGCCGGCGCATTACCAAAAAGCTCGAGGCTATGGGGATCAAGACGGTTCTCGACCTGGCTGATACTGACATACGATTTATTCGTAAACATTTTAATGTGGTTTTGGAAAGGACTGTGCGTGAGCTGCGAGGAGAGCAGTGTCTAGAACTGGAAGAGTTTGCACCCGTAAAACAAGAGATTGTATGTAGCCGCTCATTCGGCGAACGAGTCACTGAATACGATGCAATGCGGCAGGCTATCTGTAGCTACGCGTCGCGAGCAGCGGAGAAGTTGCGTGGAGAGCATCAGTATTGCCGGTTTATCTCTGCGTTCGTCAAAACGTCACCATTCGCGCTTAATGAGCCATATTACGGTAACAGCGCATCGGTGAAGTTGCTGACACCGACGCAAGATAGCCGGGACATCATTGCGGCGGCCACTAAGTGCCTTGATGCTATATGGAAAGATGGTCACCGATACCAGAAAGCGGGCGTGATGCTCGGAGACTTCTTCAGTCAGGGCGTCGCACAACTTAACCTGTTTGATGACAATGCACCTCGCGTCGGAAGTGAGAAGCTGATGGAAGTTCTGGATCAACTCAACACTAAAGGCGGGAGAGGTACGCTGTATTTTGCAGGGCAGGGCATCCAGCAGCAGTGGGCGATGAAACGAGAAATGCTTTCGCCGCGGTACACAACAAGATTTTCCGATCTGCTGCGCGTTAAGTAACGAGTTCAATCAACTCCGGCCCCTGATTTTTCACATTACCAACGGAGCGCGTCACGGCGTGCCAGATAAACTTGTCGGCGGAAACCGCTCCGTCGGCTGCTATCTCTTCCGCTTCTTTCCCGCCTATATCCTGGCGCATCCACTCACGGGCCGCTTCAGGTGACAGAACAAGCGGCCGTCTGTCGTGAATGTCGACCAGTCCTTTATCAGCTGCAGATGTCACTATCAGAAAGCCCTCAGCGTCATCACCGCGCTCAAATGGCGTGCTGCCTATAGCTGCCATAAAGATTGGCTGACCGTCGGCACGGTGAATGAAGTAGGGCTGTTTCTTGTCGCCTTCCTTTTTCCATTCGAACCAGCCATCAGCAAAGCAGATCGCCCGGCCATGTTGCCAGAGAGGTTTGAACATTCGGCTGGTGGCTGCGGTTTCGACGCGTGAGTTAATCAGCGGCGGTTTATCCCACCACCCGGGAGCGTATCCCCAGAACACTGGATCGAGATGCAGCTGCTCGTCGCGTTCGCTCAGCAGCAGAACTTTGGTGCCTGGCGCAACGTTGTAGCGTCCAATCGGCTCCGGGTCGTACGCGATGTCGCGATCGGCTTCATCCGCCAGGTAAGCCAGGTATTCTTCACGCGTTTGAGCTTGTGCAAAACGTCCACACAT